TTGCGAACGCCGTTCTGGCATTCGGCGTGGAAGGCGGAACGGACGGCAACACCTATCGCATTGACGCCAGCATCTCGGTGCGGGATTGCACCGGCTTCGAGGAGGTCAAGGAATTCTGCGTGCTGGTTCAGGTAGCCGGGGTGGCGTGATGGCAAAGGGGCCTGACATCTATACGCTTGCGCAGCAGCACATACAACCGGCGCAGGACGACGTAACGCTCGTGCGCCAGTATGTGGATGCGGCGGCCGCGATGGTGGAACAGGTCACGGGCCTGCACATTCTGGGCTCTGACAGGCACTCGGAGCTTGTGTTCCCGGCACAGTCCATCGAGCGGCCAATGCAGCCGCTCTTTCGCGTTCCGGGGCGCGGGGCCCGTCTCGGCGCGCGGATCAGGGTGCCGACGATAATCGACCCGGTGGACGTGGACGTATACATGATCGTGAGGGGCAGGAAGATCAGCCTTGGCCGCCGGACGGTCACTGGCGGGTATCTCTGCCTCGATCCGATGGAAGGCGGGTGCTGCGTGGACGATTGCAGCGCCATCTTGGTGCGCCTGCCGACCATCACGGATGATGACTGGCCGCCGCACGTGAAGCAGGCCGTCTTGCAGATCGCGAAATGGCTCTACGAGCACAGGGGCGACAGCGGACAGGGTGCGGCACAGGCGCCGAAGTCGATCATCATGGCATCCGGCGCGGCGGAATTGCTGGCGGGGCATCTGCAATGACGATCACCTTGCGCGAAAGCGGACTGCTGGTCAGGCCGGAGGACGTGCCGGAAGGCATCGCGGCAATCAAGCGGAGCTATGAGGATGCGATCCCTATTCGGCTGCGCCTGCAACCGCGCAATGCCGCTGACCGGTATGACTGGGAGGCCAGTTACGGAAACAGGGCCCTCACGCATACCGCGCTTGTGCGCAATGACACGGCGGTGGACTTCGGATCATACCGCGTTCTGATCGTGGCCGGACGTGGCCAGCGCCGCAAGGCAATCTTCGACGTCCTGTCCATGCAGGAAAGCGAATGCGGGCGGTATCTGGTTCTCTCGCTGCATGAGCGGCGCGCCGGGGATACGGCGGAAATCAAGCCGTCCGGCTTCCCGAAGAAGAAGGTCGAGAAGTATGGCTATTGAAGTCTACATCGACGCATCGAAGCTGGGGGAGCTTGGTCTGGCGCTTGACGAGGCGGGCATCGAGCAATGGCTTGCGCATGTCGTCCGGGAGGCCGGGAATGTCCTGCAAAGGGAAATGCGCAAGGGCGGGCGCGGGCGCGTGTATCACCGTCGCCGTGGGTGGCATAGAGCATCTGCGCCGGGCGACTATCCGGCGGTTGACACCGGTCGCTTGGCGGCAGGGACGCGAATGCGCGTCAGCTATCCAGAAGGCGAAATCGGCTCAAACGTCCCGTATGCGAAGTATCTCCAGTTCGGGACGAAGAAGATGGCGGCGCGCAAACTCTACCGCGAGGCACTCTTGGACGCAGTCAAGCGTCTGCATGGGCCGGACAGCATTGTGGTATGGGAGGCGTGAGGCATGCTGATAACGGCAGTAACGAACCGTCTCAGGGAGGCGGATGCGATATGGGGGGATCGGGTCTATCCGTTCGTTGATCCGCTGGACGAACGGGAAATCGCGGCGCGCGAAATGCCGTATCTGATCGTCACGCCGAGGGACGAGCGGGTGACACAGCCAAACACGGACGGCAGCCAGATTTACAACTACGTGATCCGGCGCACCTTCGACGTTCTGGCGGTCATGAACAGGCCGCACGCCACGGATCAAGCCGGGCAGGTGGCGGCGGACGCGCTTGAGGTCGTCCGGGACGACCTGCTGGTCGCGTTTCTGGACTGGCGGCCATCGGATTGCACGACGCCACCGCTTTACGAGACAATGCGTCTGGAGCACGGGGCCGGGCCGGTTCTGATCGGGGTATTCGGGTTCTCGGTTTACGAGGAGCTGAACATGGATCGCGTGAGGGAGGCGCTGTTCGAGGAATGCGCTTCCCTTTCAGAAATCCGTGTTATACTGCGTGGCAAGGGCTTCGTGATATGCCCGGGCCAGCAGATGGAAGACGATTGCGAATAGAGGACATGCACCATGCCGCTTGAGACTGGTATTGACGAATACAGGAGCGGGTTCGTCCGCCTGTGCCTGTTCGGAAGCAACGTAAAGCCCGACGAATGCCGCATGCTGCTGGTCGGGCAGATGTTGAGCACCGGCACCGCCACGCCGCTGACCGTGACACCGGTCTATTCAGGGCAGGAGGCGGAACAGCAGTTCGGCGCCGGATCGTATCTGGCGGAGGCGGTCAAGATCGCTCTCCAGAACCGCCCGGATCGCGCGGTCTACTGCCTGCCGGTTCAGGACGTTCCCGGCGCGGCTCCACAGTGGGATTTGACGATCACGGGCCCGGCAACTGGTTCCGGCACGCTCGCGTTCTCGATCTGGGGACATGACTTCGCCGTCCCGGTCAACAATGGCGACACGGACGCGACGATCGCAACCGCCGTGGCCGCTGCGGTCAACGCCGACACCTCCCTGCCGTTCACGGCCAGCGCATCGGGTGGCACGGTATCGTTCACGGCGCGTCACACCGGCGCGAACGCGGACGAATTCTCGATCGTGTTCAACCCGTATTTCGGCCAGCAGCTGCCGGACGGCGTTTCGGTGGCCTATTCGCAGGTGGTGAGCACTCCGGCGGAGCCGGTCATCACTTCCGCGCAGATCGAGGCCGCGCTTGGCAATTGCTGTTACGACTGTATCGGCATCCTGTATCAGGAGCCGACCACGATCGCCAATTTCGCGCGGTATCTGGACGACGAAACCGGCACGTGGGCCTGCAACGGCGATCAGTGCTTCGGGCACATGTTCCATCACTACAGCGACACCAGCGCGGCGAACATCGTGTCCTATGGCAACGCGACGAATGATCCGCAGCGGACGATCATTCCGCACCTGACTGGCTACCGCTGGCCGGGCTTCGCCTTCACGGCGGCGTGGGCGGCGCGCACCTGCATCGGCGCATGCGTCGATCCGTCCCGTCCGGTGGTGCGGGACAATGGACTTCTGGTTCCGCTTGAGGACGCTGGCGAATGCGCCGGTATCTGGACGCGCGCGGAGAAGGAGGCTCTCGTGCGGGCCGGTGTGGCGGTATGGGATGTCTCGAACCAGCGCACGCAGTCCACATCCCTGATCTGGATCGAGAACAACGTCACGAATTACAAGACGAACGCCTTCGGTCAGGCGGACGAAACGTGGCAGCAGGTGGGATACAGGTATGCGGCGGCGCGTCTGGCCCGCGAGCTTCGCGCGTGGTTCGAGGCGAACTGGTCGTCTCATGCGCTTGTGTCGGACGGGACGACCATTCCGCCGGGCAAGAAGGCGGTTTCGCCTGCCGTCCTCGAAACGGCCCTGAAAGCGTTCCTGCGCGGATATGGCGGCATCATCATCGAGGACGCCGGTGGTCTGGACGGCAAGGTGCTGGTCGAGCGCGACACGGAAGGCAAGCCCTGCGGCTTGGGCGACAGCAACAGGGTGAACGTGCTGATCAACGCCGATCTGATCAACTACCTGCTCCGGGTGGCGATCGGCATCAATGTCAGCATCGAGCGCAAGAATTGCACCACGGCGTGAGGAGGTGAAACATGGCCTACTGCATCAAGGGCAAAGGTGTCGTGAATGTCATGCTTGGTGACAGGATCATCAAGCTGGACAGCGACAGCGAGATCAACATCTATCCGTCCACGCAGTCGCGTGAGGCGCAGAATGACGGGGAATTCACGATCCGGGATCGGTCGCCGTCCATCTCCGGCACATTCCGCGTGCCGTCTGACATGCGGGTTCAGGAGATCATCGAGGCGGCATGCACGCGCGTGATCGTCGAGATGTATGACGGCAGGGTATTCGTTCTGGAAAACGCCTCGCAGGTGGGCGAGAACGACTATCAGGGCCGCGCCGGTGTGATTGATCTGGAATTCATCGGGGAACGTATCGAAGAACGCTTGCCAGCGTAACGGGCATCTGGTAGGCTTCCATTGCCTCGATAGTCTGTTTCCCGATTATCAGGGCCTCCGTCTCGCCGCCCCGGCTTGCCTCGCCGGGGCGGTTTTCGTATTGTAGGGCCAGCAAAGAGAGGAGGCCGACATGGACGTAACGATCGACATTCCAGAGCCGGTCGTCATCGACGGCGAAAACTGGGCATACATCTCGTTTGAAGTCCCGAAGACGGACGTGGCGCTCGACATTTTCGACGCCTTGTCGCTCGAACGGCAGGACATGCTGATCGAGGCAATCGCGAAAAGCGCCTACCTGCAAAGCGGTGAAAGGCGCAGGCCGGTGTCGGAGGTTCTTGACCAGCTTCCGATGCAGGCTGCGCTTCGCATGCGGGATGGCGCGTTGCAGGCGATCATGAACGACGCGGAGCCGGAGCGGACACCGGCAGGCACATACATCGTCAAGCTGGCGTATCAGG